AAACCAGACTGATGCATATAAAGCGGCTTACGATACGGAAAACATGCTTCCAGCCACGATTTCTAACAATGCTTATATGCTGATGAATCACAGCGATATCACAGCGAATATACAAGCACAAAGAGACAGTATATTAGCCTCAGTGACGTTGACCAAAGAACGTGCTATCACTGAGGCTATGACCAATCTCAGTATGGCTAGAGACTTGGCACAGATAGGTCCTGCTAATCAGAGCTTGAAGCTTGCCGCTGAATTCTCAGGACTCACTCAGTCTGTACAATCATCAGCACAGTTAGTGACACAAGTAACAGTAGTATTGAATCGTGCTAATGATACTGATACTGTGGCTATTGAGGCTGAATCACTGAGCCTATCAGAGCCTGATGATAGCTTAGAACTTGAGACTGGCACAGAGTAGCATTAAAAGGATACATAGGGTGTGTATACCCCCCGGCAGGGCTTAGCCGTTTTGCGATGTAGCGTATTAGGTCACCGTAAATATTTTTTACAGTTTTCAAAGACCTTTTCTGTATATGTTTCTAGTTGCTAAAGAGTCACAGTGTTGATATTTAGGAGTTGATGATGCTTGAGGATTGTGGAGAGGAGGGTCATACGTTCACTTGGGTGTCTTATGTGAGGGATGAAAGGCCACCTTCTGGGGTATATCCGTGTGATGGGTGTGGTATGAAGGTCAGGATTGAGGAAGATGGCAATTGGGAGGTTGTCGAGGAGGAGGTATATGGTGTTTGTGGGCAGCATTACGTGCCTATAGAGGACTGTCAGTGTCTGTGGAGGGAGTGATTGGGGTCGGTGTGGTAGAATCGGCTTAGAAGAGGGGGTTGGTATGGTCGCTTTTCCTGAGATAAAGCCTTTTTATGATGTTGATGAGACTGGGCATCTTTGGTTGAATCTGCATCCTGGGCAGACTGCGGTGTATGAGGATACGGCGCATGTGGTTTGTCTTCTTTGTGGGTCTCAGTACGGTAAAACGACCATTGGTCCTTGTTGGTTGCATCGTGAGATGAATGAGGAAGATGGTACGACGCCGATATTCGGGGATTATCTGGTGGTTACGGCTACTTTCCCGTTGTTAAGGAATAAGATGCTGCCGGAACTTAGGAAATATTTCGAGACTTATCTGAAATGGGGAGAATGGAAGGCGGGGGAGAAGGTATTCGAGTCGTTCGAGAAGCATCATGGGGCACCGGGGCAGAGGATAATCGTTGGGTCGGCTACCAGTCCAGAGTCTTTGGAGTCGGCAACGGCGATAGCGGCGTGGTTAGACGAATGTGGACAGCATCAATTCACTAGGGAAGCGTGGGAAGCGGTCAACAGGAGGTTGGCGGTTGCTACGAGGATTGGGAAAGGTAGGATGCTGTTAACGACTACGCCGTATGAGTTCGGGTGGTTCAAATTCGAGGTCTATGACCGCTGGAAACAGGGAGACACCAATATATCGGTCATACAGGGGGATAGTAAGGATAACCCTGCTTTCCCGGAAGAAGAGTATGAGAGGCAACGGGGGCTGCTTCCGAGGTGGAAGTTCAATATGTTCTATAGGGGCATATTCGAGAAGCCTGCGGGTCTTATATATGATGCGTTCGATGAGAATGTGTGTTTGATTCCGAGGTTCACGCTGCCGGAATCCTGGCCTAGGTATGTTGGACATGACTTCGGACCTAATAACACCGCTGCTGTTTGGTACGCGCAAGACCCGGCAACGTCTTTCTTGTATGTCTATAGGGATTATCATGATGGTGGGCTAAGTGCTTATGACCATGCTCAGAAATGGAAGACACTTTCGGTTGGGGAGAATATAATCAAGAGGGTCGGGGGCGCGGTCCATGAAGATGGATGGAGAGAAGCGTTCACCATAGCTGGGTGGCCTATAGGTAAACCTCGTGAGCGCGGCGTAGAGGTTGGAATCAACACGGTTTATGGGTATCATCAACAGAATAAGATGTTCGTGTTCAATGATTTGACGGGATATCTAGACGAGAAGTTAAGTTATTCCCGTGAATTGGACGAGAATTATGAGCCAACGGCTAAGATTGACAGCAAATCGACGTTCCACAGGATGGACGCTGAACGCTATATAATCTCGGATTTGATGCCGGAAAGGGCTGTATATAACCAGACGGCTAAGATTGTCAGCCATCATAGCAGGGACGAATATCGTCATAGACCGTCAGATTTCAGCGATGTCCGTTCTAATACGGCTCGGGTAAAGAGGCATTAATAGCAAGAGAGTGAAACATGGCGATACGAAGCCCAGAAGACATAATCGAGATAGTCAATCAGAAAGAACAAGATACCCAATTGCTCAGAGAGCGGATGGACTTCGACTACGGTCTCTGGCGGCTGGATAGATACACCGGCTCTGAAGAAGACGGGCTAGCCGGGTATATGACCTATACGACCAACGAACCTCGTACCTTCGGAAGGAAGATGGTCGGCATCCTTGGTAGTGCTGCGATGACCATCCAGGTCCCGGTAGAAGCGAACCAGGAAGAAGGCCGGTCAGTCAGGGACGATAACTCTGACAAAGAAAGATTCTTGGCTGGGAACTTCAAGGCTAACGACGAACGTCTGGTCCTTGGAGACCGGCCCCCACTCAGAGATACCATGTCCTGGCACCTCGCTATCAGAGGCCGTACCTGTGGACGCTCCCAGCTAGTGAAGAAGAATACCGGGGAGGTCTACGCTGACGCTACCCCATTCGACCCCAGGAACGTCATGTACGAGAACGGAGAGGACGGGTTGATGTGGCTCTGCCATAAATACTACCGCCTCCGCTCTGAGGTCGAAGATACACTATCGACCAAGAATGTCAGCCTGCTCAATGAGACGGCTGGTAAGTCCAATGATTTGGTAATCGTCTACGATTATTATGACCGGACACATAATACACTCATAATTCCGGCGGTCAAAGAAGGGTTCATCCATCGCCGTAGACACGGCATGAACAGGGTTCCGTGCTGGAACGTGGCTTCCACCCTTCAGCCAGTCGTGATGTCCGTAATCAATGAGGATGCCTTTGGCCGACAGAACTCCGGCTCTGCCTTCGGCCCTGATTTAGGCACACTATCTGCCGCTCACTTCGGGGCGTCGATGGCCGACTACGGAGAGAGCATCTACGCAGAGAACCGTGGACAATATGAGACTCATAATTTCATGATGTCCATCCTGAAGAACCTAGCCGCACGAAGTCTGAAACCCGTCTTCGGCATCCAAAGTGAATCCGGCACCAAGATGGTCGAAGGTAACCCATTCGAAGACGGAGCCGAGATTCCTCTAGGGGCCAATGAGAAACTAGAGGTCTATGATTTCTTGAGGTCTGCCCCTGACCTTGTCACCTACGAGACCGTGGTATCCGGGGCCATGCAACGCGGTGGTCTACCGGTCATAATGTTCGGTGAGACACCGGCGGCAATCTCCGGGTTCGCTATGCAGAACCTGAAGGGCGGGGCGGCTGATAAGGTCATACCCCTAGTCAAAGCTCTATCGATGGCCCTTAGACAGATATGTAATAACTGGAGCGACCATTTCAATACGGGCGCATTCGGACAAGGGATGCAAATGAGCGGTCAAGACAAGAACCGCAAATGGTTCTCGTCAGAGATTACGGTTGAAGGGATTAGGGACTTACCCCAAGCAGAGATAACCCTAGTCCCAGAACTCCCAGAGGACCAAGCTGGTAAGATAGAGATGGCGGCAAGACTGTCATCACCGATGGCGGATGGTATGCCGACGTTATCTAGAAGAGATATATTAGAGGACGTACTAGAACGCCAGGACCCTGACGCAGACATGGATAAGGTCTTAGAACAGATGGCTGCGGAGTTCCCATTAGTCAAAGCCCATAGGATGGCTGATGCCCTCTTCAAGGCTGGTGAGATAGAAGGTGGGCCATACTGGCAGGCTTTCTGGGAAAGACAGGTACAGGAATTCTTCCAAGCCGGTGGTAATATAGATAATCTAGTACCGCCAGGGGAAGGGAATAACGGAGACGGAAGTGATGGTGGCGGCACTGGATTCAGCCCACAGACACTTCCGCAGGCCGCTCAAGGGGTTCCGCCCCCGGTTCCAGGTATAGGAACGCCGTTCCAGACTGGCCCAATGGT